GTGAATCATCGACAGGAATTGGTAACACTGGCGGCGGAAGTCTCGAATCTTATTACGGAATGGTTGCCCATATTCAAAGCGTAATAGCTAGGCCAGCACTAGAACGTTTGACTTCCGTTCTATGGGTGCAAAAGTCTTTGAAAGGCAAAGTTCCCGATAAGTGGAAAATCGAGTTTAATCCGTTGTGGATGGCGACCGATTTGGAGAATGCACAAACTGATTTCGCTAGAGCACAGGCTAATGCCGCAGAAGTAACGATGTTGGTTAGCCTGATGACAGAACAAATTATGACTCCAGAGGAAGTGCGCGAAATCGTAGTTAACAAGTATAGTGAATACGATTTCCCAACGGATTTGCCTGCCGTAGAAACAAACGTTAACTATGCAGAAGGAGTCGATACAACACTGATGGATGTTCCTTCCGATCCTAACGTGCAAGCGCCAGGAACGAAAGTGGTAATCAATGCTAACCCGAAACAGTAGACACAAACGCAAACCAATCAAAAAGATGAAGTTTCCGCATGGGCATGAATATGCCTATCGCAAGCTGTTGCTTAATCTGAGCCATACACTTAAACTTTCGATTAAGAAACATCTTGCGCCAGTAGTGCCAAAAATGGCGGCAGAAGCTGGCGATATACATGCTTTGCCAACCGGAACGATTGTGCGACAAGATGCATGGCAAGATGATATGCGTCGTGCCATGGATAAGATCGCTAGAGAAATGGTTGATCCTACTGATAGAACCATCAAACAAATGATTGCGTTAGGACCACAGATAAATCGTTACAACAAAGATGAATGGCGGCAATTGGTTCGTTCACAGTATGGAGTCGATCCAACTAAGGAAGATCCTGAAAGATTCAATGCATTACTAGCACAATGGTCGCGAAACAATGCATTGTTGATCAAAGACATTCCTACAAAGACAATGAATCAGATTCAGCAACTATCTACGCAAGCTTTGCTGTCTGGTAAAACCGTTTCGGACATGACTAGTGAAGTTTACGATATCATGGCAGAACGAACGGATGTTACCGATTCGAGAGCAAAACTAATTGCGCGTGATCAAGTTGCTAAGTTGAATGGACAACTAACGCAACAACGTCAACGTGACATTGGAGTTGAAGGTTACATTTGGCGAACGGTTGGCGATGAAAGAGTCCGTGATACACACGAAGAGGTAGATGGCCAATACTTTAGTTGGGATAATCCGCCTTCCGAAACGGATGATAATCATCCGGGCGAAGATTATCAATGTCGTTGTTGGGCCGAACCAGTTTTGCCAGAGTTTCTAGAATTTCAGGCATCATTACTAGATGCAGAAGAAATGGAAGATGCATGATGGTAATGAGGTATGACTACATCGAATTGAAAGCGGACGTTTCGAAAGAAGGATGGATTAAGGACAAGCCTGTTGTTACGCGCGCGGGTATTTTTGAATATCGCGGTATCGATGGCAAAGTGAAACGAGAGTTTAGACCCGAAACGGAAGTTTTCTCTAGTGATAGTCTCGTTAGTTTGGCGGGCGTTCCAATTACTGATGGGCATCGCGGGATCGTTAATCGTGACAATACAAGCGGCATTATTGGCACTGTTCTTTCTCCTGGCGTAAAGGAAGATTCGAACGTTGTTGCCGATATCATTATTCATGATCCGAACAAACTAGGTAAGAAACGAGAATTGTCCCTTGGTTATACTTGCGAAACCAAGGAAACTCCTGGCGAGTGGAATGGACAACGTTATGATTGTGAGCAATTCAATATTCGCTACAATCATTTGGCAGTAGTAACGAGAGGACGTGCTGGTAACGCCAGACTCCGACTAGATTCTGCCGATGCTGTTAGTGGTAATTTCGAATTAGAAAAGGAACCGGATATGTCTGACAATACCAGCAAACTTGTAGTGATTCGGCTGGACGAAATTGATTACAATGCTGCACCGGAAGTTGCCAATGCGCTAAAGAAGGCAAGGGATGATATCATTGCCATTCAGAAGCGTTTTGACAGTTTGGAAGCGGAACGAGATGCTTTCAAGACAAAATGGTCCGATGCCGTAAAGGCTGCGGAAGAAACCCGCCTTTCCGCCAGGAGCGAAGTTAAGGCTCGACTTGAACTTGAAACGATTGCTAAGAACTATTCGGTAAAGTGTGACGAATCTGATAGTGACCGTTCTGTGCGTGAAAAGATTCTTGCTAAGTTGAACGGTGGACTTCGTTTCGATGGCAAATCCGATGATTATGTTGATTCGGCATTTGAAATTGCCATGGTCTACGAAGGTGATAAGAACAAGAAGGTTTCTGGTCAGAAACAGCGTATGGATAAATCTGACGGAAAGCGGAATGATGAAAATGTTCCCGCTGCCGTTTCTGGAAGGGAACTAATGTTGAAGCGACTTCGTGGTGAAGTCGAAGAGAAAACGGCGGCGTAACAATGCCATCCAAAAGCAAAGCACAAGCTAATTTCATGCGAGCCGCAGCACGTAGCAAAAAGTTTGCTGCTAAGGCTGGAATCTCGCAGAGTGTAGCAAAGGAATTTGCTAAGGCGGATAGCAAACGTGGAACGAAACATCTTCCAACTCGGAAAGGTTAGGATATCAAAATGAGTGATCGTATTATGGAACGTGATGCGGGCGATCCGGAAATCAACCCGCAAGTTGTTGCCAATTCGTATGCACAATATCTTAGTGTTGCCTTCGCTGGTATGAAGGGCGACTCTATGGATGATAATGTTGATACTTTTGCTTGTGCAACGAATCCAATTGGTTTCGGACTTGTATGCAGTCGAACTGTTGCGGGCGCACTTACTATTGCCCAAGGTGGCGCTATTCCTATTGGTGTTTCGTTGCATGATCACACCATTGCATCGCGTGGTGGTTATATTCAATACGATGCAGTATCAGTAATGAACCGTGGCAAGGTTTGGTGTCAAGTTGGCACTGATACCGCCAACATTGTTGATGGCGCCTATGTTGCTTACGAAACTGCAACGGGAAAAGTGTTGTTTACTCCTACGGGAAACACTGTGCTTCCGAAAGCAATTTTTCGCAGTGGTGTAGTTGCAGTTTATGATATTACTTACACTACCACAACGAATATTGCACTTGTCGAATTGCACTATGGGTTGTCGGTATAACAACGAAATTTAGGAGTTACTCCAATGCCGTTCGATACAGCCGAAACCCACACTCGTTACGATGAAAGGTGGGCAATTTCTCTTGCTGATGCAGCAACGAAATTGTTTCATGAAGATGCACTAGGGGATTCCGTTAGTGTTGGCGTATGGCTTGCGAGAAACCTTGATTATGTTGTTTCCAAGGTTTACACTCGTTTGCTTCCCGCAATCAATGCGAATCGCTTGGTTCCTGATGATACCAGCATCCCTGAATGGGTTGAAACAGTAACGACTACACAATACGATGCCGTTGGCATGGCCAAAGTCATTGCAAACTATGCTGATGATTTGCCCCGTGTTGATGTTCGTGGCGCAGCCAAAACTACCACAGTCAAAACGATTGGTGATAGTTATGGTTATAACGTTAACGAATTGAGAGCATCGCGTGCTACTGGTATTGGTCTAGATCAGCGAAAGGCTGATGCGGCCAGGAGGGCGGTTGATCTAAAGATTGCCAGTATTAAACTTAACGGAGATGCAACGTTTGGACTTTTCGGATTGTTTAATAGTCCGAATATTCCAGAGGCGATTCTTCCTACACTTGGCGATTGGACTACTTTGACTGGCGATCAAATCTATGCCAATTTGATCTACATGCGAACCGCTTATCAGCAACAGAATCTTGGTGTGCATGTTGCCAATTTTCTTGAATTGGCGCCGAAAGCTTTTGTCGCAGCATCAACCAAGATGATTACGAGTCCGACTCCTACTTCTCCGCTTTCCGCATTCCAAGCAAATTTTCCTGAAATCACTGTCGAAATGATTTGGGAACTGCAAGGCGCCGGAACTGGCGTTAAAGATTTGGCTCTTCTTTACGAGCGCAGCCCTGATAACTTGGCGCATCTTTATGTCATGCCGTTTACGCAACTTCCTCCGGAAGCACGGAATCTGGAAATTGTCGTTGACTGTATGGCACGTTCCGGTGGCGTTCAAATCTTCTATCCCTTGTCATTGTTGAAGGCAATGACTACTTAATGTTGCTGTGAGGAAATCATCATGGTTTGGGTAATTAACAAATCGCAACGTGCATACAACATTGGCGGTGTGCTGGTTTCACCATTGATACCAGTTCAAATCGATGATGATTTTCTTAACAACGAACGAGTAAAGGAGATTCTTGCAGATGGAGACATCGAAAGAACAGAAGAACCGAGTCAGTCCGCTAAT